GCTGCCTTAAGGTTTGCGAACACAGAACTCATATCGCCTTCGAAGAGTGCTTCCGCAGACTTCTGAGCGAGGTCTTCGTTGTATCCGAGTGCAACAAAGTTTGCTTTGTGCTGTGCGATTGTGGACTGCTTTTTGAACTCGGCATTCTCAGCCTGAAGTTTTTCCAGCAGTTCGTCCTGTTCGGTCTTCTTGCGCTCATCTTCGGAAAGATGTTCCTGAAGCCGATGCTTGTAATCCGCAACATCGGATGACGCTTTGCTTAACGCATTTTTGATCTTGTTCAGATCCTGTTCAGCCTGTTTCTCCTTGGCTTTTACGGCTTTCTCAACAGCCTTGGAGAGTGCTTCCTCGTCCATTCCCTCTTTATAGGAATCTCCGAGTAAATCCTGTAAATAACCCATGTTATCTCCTGCGAAATTTCTGAATCGCTTTCTCTAGCGATGTGCGGTTATAGTCTTCTCTGACTTTGTATTCAACGGGCATAACTTCCCGTTTCTACCTGAATGTGTATTTAATTTGGCAACGACAGTTGCAGTTGTTATCCGGCAGTTCAAAATCGCCAGGGAATCTTGCCATATCGCCGTCATACGTGTAGAACCATGCATCAATCGGCACTTCTACACCCTCGATGTACTGATGCGTATCCCGTACTCGGTCATCTCGCATCGTCTGCCAAACCTTGTATGGAACAAGGCCCGTTTCCTCTGAGTAGGAAACTGCCCTGTCATACGCTCCGGTTTCTTCCATCCGGTGATAATCGGTTTCAAGAATTCTCCGCAGGGTTTCCCTGTCGAGCGTTCCTTCCTGAATCCGTCTTGAGATCCGCTCTTCGAACGTTTCTCCGGCAACGGGCTTATACAAAGCCCTGTAGAGGTCTTCCGTCTTGTACGGAATCTCCTCTGTCTTTGGCTGTTCCGAGCGTTCCAGGGCGGTAAACACCGCCTCAGACTCGCTTCTAGGAAGTCCGCCTTCGATATCCTGTCGCTGAACTCTGTCGATACCGTAGATGTAGGCAAGCACAAGCAGTTCGTAGACTTCGTCCGTGATATGTTTCCGCTTTTGTTCCGGCGGAAGATTTTCCGTTTCTTCGATGAGCCGTTTTGCAAGAACATCCAGCTCGTCCAATACCGCTACTCGCATAACTTCCGCTCTCCTTAGAACAAAAAGGGATTGCAAAGCACATCTCTGTGCGCTTTATTGCAATCCCTTTGGATTAACCTTCGACTCTTTCGAATGGTTCTCTATTCTTTTGTTTCGTCTGATACTTTCTTTCGCTTGATGGAAATGACTTCCGGCTGCCCGTGTTCAATCTTCACTTCCGCCTGACAGCCCCTGTTCAGAACTGTTTCGATTTTCTGTATCGTTTCCTGTGTTAATTGGATTTTGGGCATTCCCAGCAGTCTCCGTTTCCTTCTTCTGATTCTCTTCGTAATACTGCATCGACTCTTTCCATGCAGCCTCAGGGTCTGAGAACATTCCGCTATACACAAATGCCAGCCGAGGAGCAATCTTCTCGTTCTGAAGCATGTTGACAAGCACCTGAGATTTAACAAGCGTATTCTCGTAATTTCTACGAGTGAACTTGATGTCGATGTTCGCAAGATGAGCATCGAAATCGCTCTTGATATTCCGCACGATCCGCAGAATGACTCGGAGAATGTTCTTCTCTGCTCTGTAATAGAACTTTTCCGTCTCTCTTGCTTTGACTTCGGCAGCGAAGTATCCGTCTCGGTAGATGACCGCCTGTCCGGTATCCGAAGTAGATGAACCGCCGTTGCGATTCGGCATACCGCTGATAATCAGTAAGCTCTCGTACAGGTCTTCTTTAAGAGTCTGTGCGCCTTCCTGATTCAACTCAGCCGTAATGTACCGTACTTCGCCTGGTGTACTCGGATCTACATCCTTGTACTTGATTGCGCCGAACTGCGACAGTTTCTCGACATCCTCACCGCTGAGATCGATATTCCGCAGTAACAGAATCGACTGAATGAACTGCTCGATTCCATCCATTCTGTTCGAAGCAAGGATATTCAGCGCATCCATAATCGGGATGACAGGTTCAAGCCGTCCACGCCGTGCGAGGTTCGCCTGATACTCGACAATCGGCACAAGTCCGATAGGATTTGCCATCTCGTACGGAAGTTTTCCCGAAAGCACCTCTGTATCGGGAATCTCGTAATACGAGGTCTCCGTATAGACACAGTACAGTTTGTTGTACGTGACATCCGTGTCGGATGTATCGATGACCTTTACACCCATGACCGGAATCTTCTCGATGCCGTTGTAGTACACAACAAACGCTTCCCTCGGATCTAATGTCCGGCGGATATACGGAGAAGATGTCTGCTCTTCTTCGCTTTCGACATCCGACTTTGGCAGTGCGATTTCGAATCCGATACCGCAGATGTTAAGCCATGTGCCTAACTCGATATCTCCGGTTTCCTTATCGTTCTCCGCATTCCATGCGTTGAGGTTCTGTATCTCTTCTGAGCAGTCATCTTCGCTTCTTCCGGCATATACAATCGGATCTCCGAAGATATAGCCGTTGAAGAAGGACACGATTTCCTCGGCATGGTTGACGGCGGTTCGATTGCAGATATCGGGCCTTACAAGTTTTACCCGATTGAGAATCGGCTGGACTCCGAGGTAGTAATTGTACAGGTACTTGATGTCATTTACGTTCCGCTGGTAAGCGGGAAGCACCTTGTTAAGCACATAGCACACGTTTTCCCGTGTGATGTACCGTGAGGTTGTCCGTAATTCCTCTCTGCCGAGGAATGTTCCCACTTCCGACAGCGTAGTCGGAAATTTCGGGGGAATGACAACGTTTTCGGAAGTAGCAATCGTCTCCGAAGAGGATGTTTCCGTTTCGGTGGTCTGCACTTCGGTGTTTTCCGGCATAAAAACTCCCCCTTCCCGTGATTTATCGCCTGCATACTAGAAAAAAAGCAAAGATTCCGCAAGTGAAAACTTGTGTTTTCTTCACAAATGTGAATCAAAAAAAGGCAAAAACTCAAATTACTTCCCAAAAGTGGAAGTAATTCAGTAATTTTTGCCCGAAAAAGTGCAGTTTTCGCATAATTAGTTCCAATAATCGGAACTAATGAAGTTTAAAACGGTCTCGCAATGATCTGCACAGGCGCAACGTTCGACTTAAACAGGTTCGTAGCAGCCATCGACAGGGAGTCCGGTGCGTCATCGTGCTTGTTCTTGCCCTCGACAGTGAATGAGAACACATTCTGCATGAACAGATTGTACTCTTTGCTCCGGTGTCCGGCATCTCGGAAGATAAAGAACTGTCTGATGTCCGGTGCTTTGTCAAAAATACGTATCGCTTTGGAAGTATTCTGCGGTGCAGTGTGCGTAGTAATCGTACAGTGATACCCAAGTTTACGCATTTCCTTCTCGACACCTTCCACATAAGCCCTGGTTGTCTTGGATACTTCGAAATCTATCGTGTTGACCCCGTATCTCTGCAGTTTCTTTGCCAATAACGGCTGTGTAATGCTCTTGTCCTTGTTGTTGAACAGCACATCCACGACATAATGATCCAATTTGTTGTAGGACACGATAATCGGAACGGAAACAAAGTCTCCACCGCCGAACGCAGGGTCGCATACCGCCCATATCCGCATCGGGGGTTCTTCCGGCAGCTCCCCGTTAAAGTACCGCATTGTGTCAGGAGTGAAGACCGTAGCCTCTCTTTCGATAGGCATGTTCTGATACTGCGCCATGAAGCTTGCGGAATCGTTGTTTGCTTCGAAGGATGCCCGTCTCTGTCGGTAATACTCCGTAGAGAACCCGACTCCATACTTGTAATCGAAGTTCGACTCGTCCTTATCGTCCAATGCCGGAATCGTAATCTCTTCCCATTTCCGGTTCTTGAACTGCTCGTCATTCTCCAATGCACGTTTCCTTCTGCCAATCGGATCTTGCAGAGACCATCTCGTTCCAATCCACAGTATCCGGCAGCTCTCCTTCGCTCTCGACAACAGGTTGTTATCCACCGTTGTCCATGCTGTGTTAAGTCTGCTGGGATTCCTTGCTTCTTCAATGCCAGTCAATAAGTCATCTCCGGTCAAGATGTTATATGCATCGCAACTTCCGTTGAGTGAGCCGTACAGGCTTCTGCATGTGATCGTTGGATACCCTTTGACTCGGTCGATATTGATTGTTTCCTTGTCTCCGTTGGTTTCGACAATCTTCGCATTCGGAAATATCGTCCCCCAATGATACGTGAAACTGTCTGTCATGATTTCCAGCAGGCCCTTATAGAATGCCTTCGTCAAATCGTCCGTAACAGAACAGTACAGATTCGAATGCTCGCTGTCCTTCCCGAACACCCATGTGTAAAACTCCTTGACGAGCTGGCTCTTTCCCGTTCTCGGTGGCTGAGAAAGAAATAACTCCTGTATCTCCCCTTCGTACAGTCTCTGCAACGCTTTCGCATGCCCTAACAGCACATGTCTTCTTGGCAAATAAAACCTCTCCGCCGGATTCCGGTCATACTCCAACGCCTGTAAGTAATGATCTAAGTTCTTCGGCGCAGAAAACAACAGCAGTTTGAAAATAAGCGTCCTTAACTCCTCTGCCCTTGCGTAATCCTTCTCATTCACCGCTAATGACATCGCATAATTCAGAATGAACAGCACCTGGTCCGCTCTCCTGTACGGCTCGTTGTCACTTCTCCCCCATGCCACAAGCATATCTACCAAGTCTCTGTATATCTCGATGTCCCGCACATCTTTACGTGCGCTTGCTACGATCGCTTCGTAGAGTTCTTCGTTCTTCATAAACGCAATATAGCACAGAAACATGCATGCATGAGGGTTTTGTGTTGAGGGGTGGTAGGGGGTGTTACTTAGCAGCGGTAGGGGTATCTATATATCCCCCACGTACCCTGTTTGTTAAGCCTTCACAAGCA